CACCGCAGATAATGACATCCGCCCCTTCCAGATGATTCAGGCCTGTAAAGGTGTTTTCGACCATTTCAACGGTACCGCCGGACGTATACGGATTGTATCCTGTCGTATTCCAGTCGACAGACCCGTCGGCACTTTTGAGGGAAAACGTTTTTGCCCCGCTGTTGCAGTTTGCTGACGTGAACACTCTGCCGTCCAGTTCGGTCATCCCGCCGGCGTCCTGTATCCGGATCTGATCCCCGTCGGTCATCTCTGTCCCGTCTGAATCTGCCGGCCATGCGTCCACGGTCACCACGGCTGCAGCCGCACTGGTAACATTTGAAAGATCGACGGCGTCCCCCAGATTAACCGTCACGCCGTCATCCACAAAATAGATGTCCTTATTATCGCTGTCCCAGTTTCGCGGGGCCATTTTCTCGATATGTCGTTCGGTTGCTCCGTCGACAGTACGGTGGACGGCCAGCCAGATCTGGTCTTCACCGCCGCCGGGAATCACGGCGACCGATTCGACATTGCCGTCGAACACCTGCCGGTGCCAGGCATACACATTCTGTCGTCGGTCATACGTCAGCCCGGCCAGCGTCCCGTCATTACGCAGGATCCAGTAGACTGTTTCTGGGCTTTTCTGGAGGGCGGTCTGAACGATCCCGCTTTCAGTGATGTGTTCGGCCAGTATCGTGATATCCGGGGCGATATAGGCGTCCTGTTCATAGCTGTAGGCCAGTTCCCGGACCTTCCGGTCCGATCGCTGAACGAAAAACACCACATCATCCACCGTTGTCGCGGCCAGGTGGGTCGATCCGTAGTTGCTGTGCCGTGCGGCGGCGACATTGGTCGGCGTGAGGACCTCCGTGTCGCTGGTGGCCCCCAGCGTCCATTCGCCGCCCGTTGTCCCGATGATCAACCGTTTTTTGGGGATGATCCACTGAATGCCGTTGACCGAGTCAGCGGCCATGGTATAGACCATCGCGTTGTCATCCTTGACCCCTGTGAGCATATTGGTCCAGTCGTTGGTGGTACTCAGCCAGACGGTCTGCGGCTGATACGTGCTGGCCGCAAACACCATCCGTTCATCATAGAACGCCGCCGATCCGGGATAGCCCCGCACGTCGGACCAGGCCCCTTCGGCCCAGTAGACGGTGGTGATATTATCCAGCCCGACCGTGCTCTGCACGGTCCCGGCCGCCGATGTGCCGGACGTCACGGACGTGATCTCGACGACGCCGTCGACCTCGCAGCCGTAACTGGTAAAGGTGGCGGGGTCACCGGTTCCCCCGCTGATTACATATATTTTGTACAGGGCCTCTGCGACGGATTCAATCCCGGTCAGGACCACATCCGAACCGTCACGGGTAAAGCTTTGAATCGTGATCCAGGTGCTGCCGCCGTCATAGCTCTTTTCAAGGACAACGGTGCCTGTATAAGTGCCTGTCGTCACAAATTCCCATTCCTGGCCCAGGTAGACCGGGGTTGCCGAGCTGGCTCCCGTGCCGGTCTGTGAGATCTGGGCCGTACCAACCTTATGGCTGATCTGCCACTGGCTGCCGACGTGCCCGGTCTCAAACACGGCCGATGAGGCCGTCAGCGTCACCGACGCTCCCGGGGCAATGGCCGTCCCGTCTGCCCCCGCCCCGTCGGCCTTGAGTGTCACAGCCGTTTCGTTCTCGTCCAAAAACGGTCCGTGCCGGAAATCCATCTCCGTCAGCGTCCAGCTGGTATCGGCCGTTCGGGCCAGGGCACGCGGCGCGTATCCGCGATGGACGATGTACATCACGTCGGCCGACTGGATATACTGCAGTTCAAACAGGTCATTGGAATCATACGGGCTGCTGATCTCATACGGATTTCCTCCGTCTTCGATCTGTGAGCCGTTCTTATAAAACCGCAGGTATTCATCGCCCGCCTCGATGATATATGTATCCGAGACGGAGTATTCAAACGGGATCAGCCGGGCGGTCCCGTTGTTTTTCGTGTTGGCGATATAATGTGTGCCCGGGCGCCGGATGGCCGGTCCGGTCACGGTCGGAATCATGTTTTCAAGGGTCCGGCAGCCGTAATAATATTTCTCGATATCCGTCCGGCCGTCCAGCATGGGCGACAGTTCACCGCCGTTAAAGGCCTGGATGATCGTATTAATCCCGATCGCGGATCCGGACAGTATGAACAGTAATGATATAATGATTACTTTTCTCATGGGTTTATTCCCCCGATATATTGATCCGGCACGTCAAATTCTGCGGCGTTGACAATATCATTGTTCCCGTTGCGTTCATACTGCAGTTGACCGCTGAGTCCCTGACACCGCAGCCGCTGGCGTTCGTACTCCTGTTCAAGCCGCCATGCCTTTTGTGTGTCCTTTCCGCAGATCGGTTCTGCGGCAAACATTGCCAGGTGCAGGATGACTGCCGTGCGCGTGGCCGGCCGCCATTTGGCCGGATCCGTTATTTTCCGGACGTACTTGATAAAACAGGTGTCGTGATTATACAGGAGATAATCTCCCTCGATTTCATACTCGTATTTGATTTCGTCGTTGTTTTCATCGCACGCGCAGACCATCCCCAGAAAATCCGCCGGTAGTCTGTAGGCATAGGTCCATGATCCAAATTCAGGCTGACCGGTTGCGGGAGCCAGTTGATCCCGTCCGCAGATCTCCGGCGGCCTTAAATCTTCCAGCGTGTCCTCAATGATCTGCTCATGAATGGTTGACATGATCCGTCCGCCGTCGGTGGTCTGAGACTGGGTAATATCGTCAATCGTCTCTTTTTCACCCAGGCGAAGCAGGGCCATATTGCACAGTTTTGTCGTTGTAACCGCCATTATAACTCCTTTCGTTTACAGTGGACGGCGGGCGCGTGCGTGGCCCGCCGTCCCGTTCCACGGCATCCGGTGAAAGGAGTGCTTATAATACATCGGATTCAGGCGGTCCGATCCATATATCGAGGGCTCCGGCGGATGCTGCCTCACTGACCAGGTCAAAATACATTCCAAGATACTGATCCAGCTTTTCCGGCGGGATCGGCATCTGATAATGTTTTCCCAGGGCCAGCTGGGAGGAGGTAAACAATCGACTGATCAAAATGATCGGGCTGGAGGTCAGTGCCGCGGCGGCGGCGCTTCGCAGTTGAATATTCATCCCGCTGTCCATCCCGGCAAACGCCGTTGTGACCTTGATATGAACCACCAGATCGGTCAGTCCCGGCTGAAGATCGTCGGCGCCGAGATTGATTACATTTTCACTGACGGCGTCCGTCGTGACTTCCTGGGCCGAGCACAGGACTAATTTCGCGTCTCTCATAAAATTATCCTACCTTTCTGAAAATAGCCGGACCACAGTCCGGCCGGTTTTCGGGTTAACAGTTCAGTTAGCTGGTGACGGTGGCTTCGGCATTAGAGATCTGATCACAGATCCGGATCATCGCCTGGCCGATCATCGGCACCGGACGCCCGAACGGACCTTCGGCCATGGTATAAAACACATTGGTCTTATCCTTGGCTCGCTTCCAGATCTGGGCGTACAGTTTCCGGCTGACGTAGCAATAAGTGTTCATGTTGTCCGGCATGTCCGTCAGGGCATCGATGACCATATCCTCATCAAAATCAAAGTCGTCCACATCATCGATGTTGGTTGTGGAGATATTGCAGATTCTCCGAAGGAAACGCTGATCGTGGACCACAAATCCGTAATGGCATTCCAGCCAGCTGCGATAGCCGGGATATTCATTGTTGTTGCCGTCAAGCAGCACGCCTTCACCGAGGTCTTTGAGCCGGATACCCAGCCCCTGCATACTCGGATCGGTCATGTTGCTGCCCGCCGCGGCCATGGCATCGCCTCGCGGATAGATCAGCCCGATGCGGTCTTCGCCCCAGCTGATGATATACATGCTGGTCTTGTTCTGGGTAACGCTGGCGTCTCCGCCTGCGGTGTCATAGACATACCCGGTCCCCAGTGTTTTCCAGTAAGCACGGGCGATAATGCCGTTGATCCCCTTGACATTGGTCGCCCTGTCCCCGTAAAACAGGGAATTGACGAATGTTTTGAGCATGCCGCTCATATACATCCCGTCGTATCGGGCACGCTGAGCCAGGCCGTTTACGCCGTGGCGGAGCATGGCCGAATCCATCTTGCTCATGCCGTCCAGCATGACCGTGGGTTCTTCGTACGGATCAGAAATGGCCTGTTCCTGTGCGACACCTTCGTTATAGTCCCGGTAGGTTCCGGTCGGTTCAACGGCGGCCCGGACGCCTTTATGGGTTGTGCCGCGGTTGGCTTCCATAATGTGCGCATCAGCGATAATGTCATTGCGCTGACTCAGCACGTTTACCAGGGGAAAAAGGCTGCCGCCTGCCTCATGCTTGGCCATTTCCAGCATGGTGCAGTACGTGTTAAGTGCTAGTGTACTCATGGGAGTATTCCTTTCCTAAAAAACATTAATCTCTTGTTTTTCACTGGCGGAAAGGTGTCCCATGCGGGGCTTTCCTGACACCTTGCGGAGTGCTTTTCCGCGGCCGCTTTGGCCGAAAGCATCAGGCCCGGCGTATGCCGGGGTGTCTGAAAAAAGCACCGGTTCCGGCAGGCCGCCGGTGCTTTAATAAGTTATTCAGTTTTTAACGACCGGCCCCGGTCAGTTCGGGGCTCCTGTTGTACATCGTGGTCAATTCATTTTTCAGATCCTGCTGCGGGTCTGATGATTTTGCGGTATCGGAGATCATCTTGATCCCCATATCGTATCCGGCCTTGAGGACATCCGGATCATTGAGCAGGTTTGCTGCGCGGAGTTTTTCGACAAACGTCTCAGGAAACAGTTTTTTGAAGGCTTCCTGAGCAATAGCACTGTTTTCATCGTATTTTGTTCCGGGCCAGTCCTTACGCAGGGCTGTCTCCCCTGCGGTCCGCGCCTCATCATTGGCCTTGATCTGGCCGTTGTATTCATCTATCTGCATTTGATTGAACCATCCGGCCAGTGCTTCGACCATCGACTGGGGCATCTTGCTTTCAAAGGCGACTTGACGAAACGCCTTTTCGAAGTCTTCATTGTAGTGCATGCCGTCGGGCAATTGATCCGGACGGGCGATGGCGTACTTGTCGGCTGATTCGGGTACGCCGATCGCTTTATAGTAGGCGGCCATTTGTTCCGGCGCGGCATCCTTGTCCGGTACAACGACCTTTTCGCCGACTTTTCGAATTGCGTTTGCGGAACCCTTGAGAAGTTCATTCATATTTTTATATTTCTCAAAGCCCTTAAACTCCTTGAATTCATCTCCAAGGACTGTCGTCGCATGCTGATTAAACTGGTCCGTGAACGTCCCGTCCGGCGACATAATCGTACTGATGTCAAAATCTGTTCCGTTTTCGTTACCCATCGTTATCATTGCTCCTTTCCGGTAAAATCATATCCATACAGTTGACCCTGCAAATCGCATCTACAAACCGATTTAATCTGTAATTATTCAGTATTCCGCACTTTGTTAAAAGCTCTCTGGCAACATTGACAAGGATCCTGCTTTCATCATCTTCGGCCGCTTCAAAAAACCGCATCCATGACAGCATATCCCCGAGCACCCGGCGTCCGGCGGGACTGTTGCAGAACACCTCACGATACGCATACATACGTTCAGCGTCGTCGCCAAAAAATTCCTCCGGCGGCGGCTCATCAGGCGGTATGTTTGTCATGTCAAAATCCGTCATTTTTTATCTTTTTTCTTCCGTGGAATTTCCCTGCGTTCCGGGATCATGATCCCGAGCTGTTTAGCGATCGCCCCGGCCCGATCCTTTTGGGCCTGATCCAGTCCTTTTCTGAATCCCCCGTTCGCCCGAACATAGCGGGACAGTTCGACTTCCAGGGCGGTTCTGGCATCTGCTTTTTTCGCCGTCGGTTTTTTGACGTTCGCCGGCGGTGCCTCGGGTGCCTTCTCATCGACATCCGTCTCATCATCGGTGTCCAGATCCTCCGGATCAACGTTCAGTCCTGCCTGCTTCATCAGATTCTCAAGCCGCTGGATGTCGGCCGGTTTGGCATTCTGTCTGAATGACCCGTCCGCCTTGCAGACTCTGGCTTTCAGGGCGGCTATTTTCTGTTCAAGTGTTAATTGCTGATCTCCCATGATTATTCCTTTCTGTTTTTTATGTCTGTAACGCCCCGGCCAGCTGATCGGCCGGGCTGTTGGGTACAATCTGCTGATTCAGTTTCGGGATCATATCGGCCCCGTCTCTGGCCAGGGCCATCTCCTGGGCGGCTGCTTCGGACTGGTTGATCTGATCCAGAATCTCCTGTATCTCCGAATCGCCCCTCTGACATTTCTGCAGGAATCCGGTCGAATCCAGCAGTTCTTTCATGGTCTGGATCTCGTCGATGACCGCCCCCGCCTTCGGGAATGCGCCCATCATCTCGGTGGCGGCCTGCAGACCGCTCATGATCCCCCGGCTGCGGAACAGTTCCTTTTGCATCTGGGCCAGCGGACCGATGAACTCCGGCTGGACCTCTCCGTCGTAGTAGTCCAGAAGGATCTGAGGCGGGTCCGGCATCCGGCCGGCGTCATATTCACTGTCCCACAGAATATTGAGGACCGGACTGAGCACGCTTCGCTGGTAGCTTCCGCAGATGGCCGTCATCAAAATGGCCTTTTCGCCCTGGAGCTGGGAGATCTCGTAGGCCGTCCGCTGCGGGTGCTCCATGTTGGCCAGCATCAGGAAAAAGTCGACAAAAAACGCGTCTTTGATATTTTGGCGAAAATCCTGTGTTTCTTCCATCCCGATCGCGTAATTACCCTGCGGAATGGGTTTAATTAATTTCATTGGATCTTCGTAGTAGTAATGGGCTCCCGGAACGCGTTTGAATGTTCTTTTTGCTTCTTTGGGGACATTCAGCATCGGCTCAACGCCGTAGTGTGCCGCCTGCAGGCGTTTTTTACTGAACTGATTCAGTATGCGTCCGCCGGTCAGTGCATCCATCGCCAGCGATTTCCCGTATACATCCCGCGTTTCAATGATCTGACGCCAGACGATCGGCATATAATCCCGGCCGCTGATCCGAACGGCAATATTTTGACGTCCCTTGCTGTCTGAGCCGACAAAGACATAGTCCGAAGAATATTTTTTATGAATCGCCAGGAGGCTGTTTGGATTATAATCCTCGTTGGGATAGACGGCATGGATGAATGTAAACATCGTAAACGGGTTGCCGTTTTCGTCTGTAGCGTGGTGTTTGATCTGATCATTGAGATATTTTCGTTCATCGGCCCGGAAAAAAGTCCACCAGTCCAGTGCGCTGCAGGTGACCTCCCGGTGTACCCGTCTCACATTGCCGTATGGATCCACATCGATCCACACATCGCCGGGGTGTTCCGTCCGGAAATATGTCCGGTTTTCTTCCATGTTGCGCAACGCTTCCATGGCTGACGTACCCCCGGACGACGCATCCTGAACGAACGGCACCTGCATTTCATAATAATTGCTGTTATGAGATGCAGAGTATAATTGCTCATCGCAGGCCTGAAAATACTGCTGCACTTCATCGAGCTGCATGAATTCCTTGTTTTCGGTCTGCGTGGAAAACCAGTGCAGGCTCCGGCTGGACAGGTACCCGACAAACCCGTAACAGAAGACTTTTAATGCCCATTCCGGCGTGGGATCATAGACATCGGCACCGAAACGTTTGCCCCGCTGCTGTGTCCGCAGGATATCAGAGCGTCGCGGTCTGAATATTTCCATGCACTTTTTTTGCAGATCTTCTTCGGGACGGCGCACGGATTTCATGTAATCGTGCATTTTCACGATCCGGTTTCCGCGTTGTATTCTGGATTTTTCGTCGTCCATAGTTATCCCAGCGTCTGCTTTTTACTCGTCATAAATCCCGGCATGGTCAGCCGTGTATCGGCCCGGTTATACGCCCTTCGCTGTCTTTCCCGCTGCTCATCCCGTTTGGGGGCTTCCAGTTCTTCGGCCTTAACCGGGGTTGCCGGAGCCGATTCCTGTTTTATAGTTGGCGGTTTTCCTGTTCTCATTGTTACCCCAGAAGATCATAGTCTGCTGTTTGCGGAATATCTTTATACTGGTCTTTGATCAGCTTCAAACTGAGCATGCCATTCAGATCCAGGCGATACGCGACAGCACAATGCCGCAGTGCATCGGCCGGATGACTGAATACGTCATGCAGGGGATTGGATTTCCAGAAGCTGAGTTTGTCATCCCATTCTTTTCGATAGTTTTCGATGGCTTTAATGCCTTCGGAACATTTATCCGCATCAAACCGGCATTTGGGCAGTATCAACCGGACGGCTTCAATCCCATCCATGATCGTATGGCCCGGAACCACTTTAAAATCGATTCCCAGTTCCCTGGCGACCTGTTTTGTGGTCGTGGTTGTCTGTGCGGTTCGTGCGTTGGAACCTTCGATATCCGGCCCGGCAAAATGATAGCCCCAGACGTATTTTTTCTCCTGCAGAGCCAGAGCGTATCCCTGTAATCCGATTGACTCATCATTGAAGTAATAATCAATAAAATGCGGATTGCCGTAGACAAACTGTACAAACCACATTGCCGTATAGACATCCCCGAGATCCCAGAACACATGTACCGGCCAGGCCGGGTCATACGGCACAAACCCGATTCGTTCCTGATCACGGGCCGCTCCGATCAGTTTTCCATAATAGGACCCTTCAATCGATGCCCTGAATGCCTCATCAGGGACACTGGGATGTTCTTTGTAGATCAGATCTGATAATTTTATCTTTTTTTGCTGATACCAGGCCTGCTGTGATCTATCCGTCCTGATCCCGTAATCGGATTTCAGCTTTTTAAAATATGTTTTTGTTTCATGTGTCAATAAAACATGCGTCGGATCCAGCCTGTTGGATGGGTTTTCCCACCATCCGAAAAAATGATATTTATAGTCTTCTCGCGTTAATACCTGCTTTTTACTTCGCATCTCCTGATATTTTTTGCACCATTCGTAAAATGTGCCGACCGGACCTTCGGCGGTGCTTTCAATGAAGATAAATGCCTTTTCGTGTGCTGTTTCAAGGGCCCCTGCGACGATTTCCTTGGCTTTTTGCGGGAAATGAGTGCAGATATAGCCGAATTCTGAAATATGGATCAGGTGATATGTCCCGGACCGCAGGGATGTGGACACGCGGATTGAGGAATTATTGGCCAGTTTCAACTGGCCGCCGTCATCCTTGACCGTGGGCACAAGCTTTCGGATGGCCTCCGGCAGATTTCGATAAGGGTACTTGATCTTGTCGGCAAAAATGGATTCGGCGTCATCGAGTTTATGAGCGATAATACCCGCCCTGACATTGGAATTGAACAGGCACATATCCAGGGCGAATAGACAGATGAATGTGGTGAATCCG